CTTTTTTTTAGAATACATTGCAAGACCCCAAACAGCTGAGATATTTTTTGAAGATGTTTTAATGGCTTGCGTATTTTATGGAATGCCTATATTATGTGAAAATAATAAACCTAGATTGCTATATCATTTTAAACGTAGAGGATATAGAGGTTTTTCAATGAACAGACCAGACAAGCTATACAATAAGCTTTCTGTTACCGAAAGAGATATTGGTGGTATACCAAACTCAAGTGAGGATATCAAGCAAGCCCACGCTGCTGCCATAGAGACATACATAGAAAACTTTATAGGTTTACAAGAAAGAGGTTATGGTGATATGTATTTTCAAAAAACATTAAATGACTGGAGTAGATTCAACATAAACAACAGAACAAAGCATGATGCATCTATCAGTTCTGGACTAGCGTTGATGGCTTGCAATAAAAATAGATATAGACCCATACCAAAAAGAGAAATTATATCTTATAATTTAGGTATAAAAAAATATGATAACACCGGTATTGCTTCTAAAATTATAAAGTAAATGAATATAAATTATAATGCTAACAGTGCGTTTCCCAATCAGGTAGTACCTTTGGAGGAAAAATTAAGCCTCAAGTATGGTTCGCAGGTTGCTGACGCTATACAGTCAGAGTGGTTTGCACAAGGTAGAACTAATGGGAATAGATATCTAACTTCTTTTAATAACTACCACACGCGTAGACTTTATGCTAGAGGAGAGCAATCAACACAAAAATATAAAGATGAATTATCTATAAACGGTGATTTGTCTTATTTGAACTTAGACTGGAAGCCAGTTCCTATACTATCTAAGTTTGTAGATATACTAACCAATGGTATATCCAACAAAGATTATGACATTAAAGCTTATGCTAATGATCCAGCGTCTATAAAGAAAAGAACAGACTATGCCTCTGGTTTAGCTATGGATATGTTTGGTCAAGATATAATACAAGAAGTAAAAAGAACTACAGGTCAAGATATATCTAAAACAAATATACCACCAATGGATCTTCCTAAAACAATGGAAGAGATGGAGTTGCATTTACAACTATCTTACAAGCAAGCTATAGAAATAGCAGAAGAAGAAGCTATAACTCAGACCTTAGACAAGAATAAGTTTGAGTTATTAAAACGTAGGTTAAACTATGATCTTGTAACATTAGGTATAGCGGCAGCAAAAACAAACTTTAACATATCAGAAGGTATAACTTTAGATTATGTTGATCCTGCTTATATGATTCATTCATATACAGAAGACCCAAACTTCGAAGATGTATACTATGTTGGAGAAGTTAAAGCGGTTACTATAGCAGAGATTAAACAACAATTTCCTCACATATCAGACGAGGAATTAACTAAAATACAAAAATCATATAGCAACCAAAACTACATAAACAACTGGGGTGCATATGATGAAAACACAGTACAGGTTTTATATTTTGAATATAAGACATATATGGATCAAGTGTTCAAGTTAAAGCAAACGGATCAAGGTTTAGAAAAAGTACTAGAAAAAACAGACGCTTTTAATCCACCACCTAGTGACAAGTTTGACAGAGTTTCAAGAAGCATAGAGGTTTTATTTGAAGGTGTTAAGGTGCTAGGAACAAACATGATGCTAGACTGGAGAATGGCAGAGAACATGACCAGGCCAATGGCTGACACTACTAAAGTGGAAATGAATTACACTATATGTGCGCCTAGAATTTACAAAGGTAGAATAGAATCAATCGTTAGTAAAACTATAGGCTTTGCAGACATGATTCAATTGACACATCTAAAGCTTCAGCAGGTAATCTCAAGAATGGTACCAGATGGTGTGTTCTTGGATATGGATGGTTTAGCTGAAGTTGATCTAGGTAATGGTACTAACTATAACCCAGCAGAGGCGCTTAACATGTACTTTCAGACTGGATCTGTTGTTGGTAGATCGCTAACTCAAGACGGGGCAATGAATGCAGGTAAAGTACCGGTTCAAGAATTATCATCTTCCTCAGGACAAGGAAAGATAGCCGCGTTAACGAGCACATATAACTATTATGTTCAAATGATTAGAGACGTAACAGGTCTTAACGAAGCTAGAGATGGTAGTTTACCTGATAGAGACACGTTGGTTGGGCTACAAAAAATAGCTGCACAACAATCAAATATAGCTACTAAACATATTAACGACGCTAGTCTATACTTGACATTGAGATTATGTGAGAATATATCTAAAAAGCTAGCTGATGTAGTTAGATTTCCACTAACAGCTGAAGCACTAAAGAATTCTATATCAACGTTTAACGTTCAGACATTATCAGAGATATCTAATTTAAACTTACATGACTTTGGTATATTCCTAGACTTAGAACCTGACGAAGAGGAAAAAGCACAACTTGAACAAAACATACAGGTTGCCTTACAAACCGGTGGTATTGATTTAGAAGATGCTATTGACCTTAGGCAAATACGTAATTTGAAACTAGCTAATCAAATGCTTAAGCAAAAACGTAGACTAAAACAAGAGAGAGATCAAAAAGCATCACAGGCTAACATGCAAGCTCAAGCTCAAGCAAACGGTCAACTAGCTGAACAAACAGCTATGGCTGAAACTCAAAAGCAACAAGTACTAACTGATCAAAAAATGCAGTTGGAGCAAGCTAAGTCTCAATTTGAAATACAGCGAATGCAAGCTGAAGCAGCTATAAAAAGAGAGCTTATGGCTGAGGAGTTTAATTACAATGTTCAATTAGCTAAAGAAAGATTCAATGGAGAGAAAGGTAAAGAAGGTGATATTGAAGATAGAAAAGATAAAAGAGCTAGAATAATAGGAACACAGCAATCACAAATGATACAGCAGAGACAAAACGATGGAACTCCTATCGACTTTGAATCTACTAACGATAGTTTAGGTGACTTCGGCTTAGAAGCCTTTGGTCCTAAATAATTTTTAATTTTATAATATTATATTATGTCAGAAGTAAAAGCGGCCGTAGAGGTCAAACAAGAAGGGGAGTTTTCTTTAAAAGGTAAAAGAAAATCACCGAAGAAATTTTCCGATACATCAAACAATGAACCAGTTAAGGTTGATTTATCAAAACCCGAAGCACAAGGAGAAGTTGTACCAGATGTTATAAAGGTTGATTTAACAGAAAAAAAAGAAACAGATGCCGTTCAAACACAAAAGACAGATGATAGCGATGTTATTATCGAAGAGTCCAAAGACAGTGGCGACAGCAAAGAAGTGGCTGAAGAAGTACGGGACACCAAAGAAGAATTAGAAAGCCCTATACAGGAAATAACTGAAGAAGAGGTAGATGAAAAAACAACAGAGCTCTACGAAGAAGCAGAGCAAGCTGTTAAAGATCAAGTTACCCAAGGCAAAGCATTGCCTGAAAACATACAATCACTTGTAGACTTTATGTCTCAGACAGGTGGAACAATAGAGGATTATGTAAGACTTAACCATGACTACTCTAACGTAAACGAAAAAGTACTACTCAACGAGTATTACAAACAGACTAAACCTCATCTTGATAAAGAAGAAGTTGATTTTCTTATGGAAGACAATTTTTCTTACGATGAGGATCTTGACGAGCCAAGAGATATTAGAAAAAAGAAATTGGCTTTCAAGGAAGAAGTTGCTAAAGCCCGTAAGGAGCTTGATGCTATGAAGGATAAATACTATCAGGAAATCAAGTTGAGACCTGGTGCTACCCAAGATCAGCAAAAAGCTACGGACTTTTTCAATAGATACAAGCAGCAAGAAGAGAATGCGAAGACTCTTCAGCAGGATTTTAAAGCGCAAACTGAACAAATTTTTAACGATGATTTCAAAGGTTTTGATTTCAGTTTAGGAGAAAAGAAGTTTAGATACAAGCTACAAAACCCATCTGAAGTAGGTAAATCACAGCTCAATGTAAACAGTTTTGTTTCAAAATTTGTAGACAAAAAGGGAGCCGTGACAGATCCTTCTGGTTATCACAAAGCTATGTATGCTGCTATGAACTCGGATAAAATCGCTAATCATTTTTACGAACAAGGAAGAGCTGATGGTATTAAAAACATCGTTGACTCATCTAAAAACTTAAGTAACGGCAAACCTAGGCAAGTTGCAGATGGAAACGTCTTTATAAACGGGTTAAAAGTAAAATCAATAAGCGGATTAGATTCGTCTAAACTAAAAATTAAAAAACGAAAATTTAACTAATTAAACTTTTAAATTATGGCATTAACACCACAATTTGGTTCGATAGTACCATCGCAGCAGCAACAGCCGCTTGCTAATAACTATCTAACATTTGACGGCGCTGCAGGTGGAAACTTCGCGCAACAATACCTACCTGAACTTTACGAAGCAGAAGTAGAGC